CCATTAAAAATTGTTTGTATGATCTGCCGTCTAGGTCTGCATCATCCATAAAATTAGGCACAGTTGGATCTGTATCTAAACTGCCTAAATTCCTTACAGGATCTTTTTTGAATAAAAATGAATTGTAAATGTTTGCAACACTTTTTACATGGTTGTCTAAACCAACCATTCTTAATCTTTTTTCGTAATCGTCTCTTGATTCGTAGTAGTAAGGTTCTAGGTATTTGCCATGAAAATATTCAAATCCACCATTGTATGAATCTTGCAAAAATTGCCATCTGTTTATGTACAATTTGTATGCTTCGTGTGCCTCCACAATGTATGTGGCATAGTTTTTGGCATCACCTTTTATTAATCTATCTCGTATAACGGCCATTATTTAACACTCCCTGAAAAACCCCAACGTAGAGGTTGTTTTGCATTGTTTTCTTTTTTAACTGGATACAAATAATCTATCAAGTAACCCACTGCATCCGCCATGTGTACGTCATCAGTTTGATCAATCACAGTTGTGTTTGGTTTGTACATTAATCTTTCTATACTTCTAATTATTTGTTTGCATTTTGGATCTATAAACATTGTGATTAAACCGTTTGTGTTCTTCAACTTGCTATTTACAGCATTTACTCTGTCCCTTATAGGAGGATTGGATAATTTGTAATTTACTTTGAATCCTGCGTTTTGTAATATGGAAATATCTGTTCTACCACCTGCTGACGTTTTTCTTTGTCTGCCTGCGGCATCTGGATATATGTTTATATGTGAATCTGGATATCTTCTTTTTAATTCTGTAACCACATCGTCTGTGTTTGAACCTGACATGTTGATTTCGTCTATAAAATACACCACACCTTTTTCTATCACACTGATTGCAACACTCATTGGATCATAGTTAAAATCCATGCCACAGTGTATGTCTTTGGTGCTAAAGTTTGTGATTGGTTGTATGTGTTTGTCTCTGTCAAATGAAAAATGCACTGTGCCAGAATATGTGTTAAACGTTGCTTTGTATTCCTGTTCAAATGTTCTTTCATCAAGATCTCTTTTTGCTTCTTCAATTTCTGCTTGATCAACCTGTCCACCTTGAACAGTTGTAAAAGTAAATGCTGACCAATCTTTTGTTTCTTTTGCCATGGTGTACATATCATGACTGAATGAACCAACACCTCTTGGTGTGCCAATAAACATTGCTTTACCTTTTTTATCTGACAGTGTTGGTCTTAAAACTGCTGTCCACAATTCTGAATCTAAATCCTGAAATTCATCCAACACAATAAAATCATAACCAGCACCTCTGAGTGCATCTTTGTTTTCTGCACCTTTTAGAAATATTTTAGATCCTGATTTTAATGTTATTGTTAATTCTGCTTCGTTGGTTTGTGATACCCAACGTAATTCTTTTAATTTTGCTTTTAAATTTTCCCACGCTATACTTTTTGCCATTCTGTAGGACGGAGCACAATATAGAACTTTTTGATTTTCTTTTGCCGCGTGCCTTGCCAATTCTCTTAAAGCACAATGCGTTTTTCCAAAACGTCTTCCTGTCACTGCTACACGGAATCGTGAATCATTTGTACAAACAGTTTTTTGTGCTTCGCTTAATGCCATTATTCATCACTCCAAGGTAAAGGTGTGCTGTTGGATTTGTCTTCTGGCAAGTCTCTTTGACTAAGATATTGTTTACCTAAGAAAATTTGCATCCGCGTATCGCCATTGAGTGCTTTGTCCCACTGTGCTCTACGAAGACTTTTCTTACCAGTCTCTTTACCTTTTGCAATAATGTTTTTGAAATGTTTTTGTATGTGTGTCACTGAACAACCAACCACTTCAGCAATCTCTTCATACGTACACTGTATCATTGCTAATCTGTGTACCAATTCTTTATCAATGTTTTTCTTTGCCATTATGCTTGTCTCTCTAATACTTTAATTCTAAAATTTCTTGAATCCGACAATGCGTTTGCAGTTGTGATTCTAAATTCAACGTTGTATATTGTGCCTGCTGTGCCGCCTGATAATATTGCTGTTGCCACTGTGTCTGTGTTTGATGATGACACCACAGTGATGCCTGAATCTGCAGATACAGACAAGGTTGATAGTGTGTCTCCTGTTGGCAAATAATTGGAAAAATCTAATGAATAATCTAATTGTGCAAAAGGATCTTTTTCTATGAATGCTCCAACTCTGTCTGTTTTGTATCCTGTAAGTGTTGCCATTAACCTTCTCTCCTATCTATAAGACCTGCTAGATCTACTATTCTTGTGTTTGAACCTGGTGTAACTTTAAGAATTCTTGTTTCACTTGGTATCAATCTGTTTCGCGTTTCCTGTTGTAAGATATTTATACGTGTCTCCGAGTCTATCACCTTGGTTCTAAAAGGTTCTAAGGCAAAACCTGCCGCAACAGACACTGTTGTGGTAAATGTTGATAAACTTGCTGATGCACTAATGAATGATGTTGTGTCTGTATCTGCCACAGTGGTTGTGGTTGTGATTGCACTTTCGCCATTACCAATTGTTACAGCATCTGACACAGTTGTTGTGTTGGTTGTCAATGTAACAGGGTCAACCAATAATCCTGATTCACCACTTGCCGCTGTGGTTGTGATTGTTTCTACAATGTTTACTGTGGCAGGATTTACTCTACCACCCTGTGCTGTTAAACTGCTGGATACAGAAATGTTTGATTCTGGTTTGGTTATAAACAATCCATCTGTGTCTGCCACCGTGGTGCTGACTGTGATGTCTACAGTTTCACTGAATCCTGTGATTGCATCTGATTGTGTGGTTGTGGTGCTGGTAATGTTACTTTCACCAGTTCTAATTACTTCTGCATCTGATACCACAGTGGTTGCAAATGCTGTGATTGTTTCACCTTCACGTTGTGCTTCTGCTGTAACCGTGAATGTTGCGTCAGCACTGATGTTTAATTCAGTGATGTTTGCAATAGCGGTTGCTGTACTGCTGGTTGTGGTTGCTGTGATTATCTCGCCAACGCTTCCACCTGTGACCACAATAGGTGTGTCAACACTGAACTGACTCCAATTGCCTTGTATCGGATGGTCCCATGTGCCCATCTCGTCCCATGAACGATTGTTGGCAATTGTCGTGTTGATGGTAATGTTGCCTGCGTCGTGTTGTACAACGACGTAACTGTCAGCAACATATCCGGATTGGACATAGCGTATATCTGCCATGGTCCCCTCCTAGATTATGACATTGTGATCGAGATAGAATTTACCGCGAACTGTAAAGAATCACCGTCATCGACTTGTTTTGCAGTGGTTAACCCGCCTGCAAAATATATGTGAACAATACCTGCAGAATCTTCTGAAGGCGTTGCAGAGTCACAAATTCCTATGTGGGTTACTGTTCCAAAGGACCCTCCAGATGCTGTGAACGTTACAGCAGATCCTGTAGGACCTTGTGACGTTCCACCTGAAGCGGCACCAAATGATATTGCTTGTCTTGAATATCCGTTACCACTCACTTCGTTGGTTATGATTCCTTGTTCTAAATTTTCTAGTGTACCACCTGTACTATCATCACTTGTGAATAAAGCAAGATACAGATCTCCCTGCGGCACAAAAGGCGCAGAATCGTATCTAAGCACGTGATCAAGTAAGGCATTCTCTAAATCGTTACTAGCACTCATTGTTGTTTCTCCTTATAAGTTTTTATGTTTGTTGTTATAACTCGTTTATTTATTATGTTTTGTTAATGCCTATCAATAGTCTGCCTGAAGTTGAGAAAGATCCGCCTGCTGGTGACTTGAACAGTGACCCTACTAATCCTGGTCTGCCGGCACTGTTGTCTATGGTTTCATTCAACACTGTTTGTTGAGAACTGTTATTGAACAAAGTGTGATTGTAACTTGGTGTCGATACTGAGTAATCTCCATCTGAAGCAAGATTAACCATCGTAAGACCAAATTTGTTACTGCTGTTTGAACTGGTGTAAGTGTAATTTTCAAGCACTGTTATTTTTAGTGTGCCGGATGTGGTCAGTTGCACTGAATCACGAGTGGATGTGTTGAAAACCTGTGCCACAATACTTTTTGTGTCCGAGATAACATTGAAAAGACCACCTGCCATAAAATTTGTAAATTGAGCGGAACTGCCTGAACTGTTGGCATAGGTTCCAGTGGTCTCAATCAAACAATCGAACTGATTTGCCACAACTGATAGTAAAGGTGCTGT